CGGCTGCTAGTCTGTTTGGAAGTGCTATTGGAAGTTTTGGGCGAGGGGCTAGTCTCACGGATTTTGCTACTGGTTTAGCAACGAAAGGTTTAGGAGAAGTTGATATTGTTGGTGCATTTGGAGGTTTTAATGCAACGCAATCTTTAGCAAATGCTAATATAACAGACCTTCCTAGCGCACTCAGTGCAACCTCTGCCGCCCTTGCAGTTGGACAACAGGCTGCAAAAGCAGCCGATCTTGTTAATAGTAATGTAACTGTAAGCGATTTAATTAGTCAAGCAACTAAAAATGTTGGAGAGTATATTGAAGGAATCTATAGTGCAATAACAAACCCTGCACAAACTATGGAAGCTTATGGTAGGCAGATGCAGTATGGCACTTTAACTCCTGATCTATACTCTTTTAACTTTCCCGGCGGTCCAATAAGTTTTGCTTTTGATAAAAAAACAGGGAAGGTGGCAACTCCGGGCCTTATAGCAGCAATGATGCCCGCTCCCATGAGAGCTTTTTATGAGGTATCTCAATTTGCCTTGGATAAACTCGGCTACAGTGACGCAATGTCTGACAGAAATATGTCTGCGATAGATGCCTACTCTATGCCGGGAATAGACCTTGGTCCGATGTCAGTTCATAGCGGTAACGTTGACGCTTTAACAGGAGTGGAC